AAATAAGTCCATACTGCTACAACAATAGCAGATACAATAGCAACTATATTTTTAATAGGTAGTGCTATATTTGTTTGATCACTTAATTTAAATTCGCTACTCATTTATTTTTTCTCCTTATTAATTATATCATAAAAAAAATTGTCTGTGTCATCAGTTACAAATCCTTTATTTTCAACATTCCATTCTGTAGTTTGAACTTTATAATCTGGCCAATGTTTAGAAGTAGTAAAGCTAGGGATACTCCACAAAATACGATTATTAGGTTGAGCTGCATAATTACCGTTATCAAGAGCCAAAACATGTGCACACTTATGTTGATCAGGAATTTCGGAATGTTCAGTATCCAAGATATTAGGTTCTGGATGTGCCCAGTCAATTGTAAATAAATATTGTCCATGAATAAATTTTTTATCTTTACCTAAATATTTACAGCGTTGTCCGATTAAAAAATCAAAACAAGTAACAGAAGGATAATAACTAAATGAATTCCATAGCTCAAGATCTTGGAGATCTGGAGATTCCATTTTTCCTTGATGCATAGCACTGCTGTTTCCTCCTTGAAAAAAAGCACTGATAGGAAGCCTCCAATATATTGCACCATTCGTAAGTAAAGCATGAAATAAGATTGCACGACCTGGAATGCTTGCAATACCAATAACCACACAGTCTTCAGTTTCACCATGATGTTCTCGTAAGTCATATAAATATTCCCTTCTTATTTTACAATATATAGGTGGTATGTTAGCATTTAAATAAGACATTGCAAGTTAACATTTCCATCGTCTTCTTGCCTGTCTTAATCTAGAATTAGGGTCTTTTGCAGCACCTGGAAACATTTTCATTTGTCCAGCACTTCTTGCACAAAATGATTTTCTTCTTTTAGCTGATTTACTTCCTGGTTTAACTTTACCAGTTACTGCTGTGGATAATTTTGAACCTGGATTTTCCCTTCTATATCTTTCAACTCCAGCTTTTGTCATTCCAGCACCAGATTTTGTTGGTCTAAAATATTTTTTAGTTTTAGGAGGTTGTACGTCTCCACCTCTAGCCATACCTTCTTTTTCTTCTTTATTTTCTTTTTCAACTTCTGGAGGAGGTGTATATCCAGTTTGAGTTGCCTGTGGAAATAAGGCTTGTGTATAATAAGTTTGTTCGTATGTTCCTGGCTTACCTTGATAAGCTTTAGATTTAATAGCTAAAGCTCCGCCTAATGACATTTTTTTAACAGCTTTACCTGTTCCTCGCTTTTGAATACCAAAGCCAGACATTTTACTTATCTATAAATAACGTAATAGTTAAAGCACTTATATTAGCTGTTATACCAATACCATCAACTATTCCTACACCACCTCTTTGAGCATATAGAACACCATCTTCTGGAAGATTTAAAGTTTCTGTTCCATTTGCACCAACTTGGATTGGAATATAAACTTGTGTATTAGTTGAAGAACTAACAGTTGTAGCGTTTGCTAAACCGTTAATAATTGCTGTTCCAGCAGGACCACTGGATTGAATCATAAATCCTCTAAGTCTTGTAGGACCTGTAAATAATACTGCATTAGATGATGTACTAGCACATATGACTGGTTTTACATCTGATTTCATTTTTACTCCTTAGTTTTCAAGGAGCCCCGAAGAGCTCCTTAAAATAAATTAATTATACCGTAGCACTAAATGGTGTTGCCACTGCTCCTGTAGCTCCAGATACTACTTCTACTTTGTATCTGTTTGCTCCAATTACTGTAGCTTTAACACTTGCTCCGCCAACTCCACCTGTAGTCGTACCACTTAAAGTGATAGTGTCCGATGCAGTTGCTGTGCTAAATACTAATGCTGTAGTTGCAGAACCAAGAATGGCTGTTCCTACCATAGTATCACTAGAATTTGCTACTTTTACAATAAAGTTACCTGCTACTGTTGTTGAAAGTACGAATTCAAAAGCTGCACCATAATTATTTGCCTGATTTGGATCAGTTGGGTCACTTGGTGAACTTGTATTTACAGCTGGTAAAGTAAAAGTTGCTGCTGCTGTGCTTGTGTAATAGATTTGTTTTCCAGCATAACTAGCTACGTTTAATGTAGCTCCTACTGCTGTTGTTACTGAGTTTGATGCTCCAGCACTAATAAAACCTGCTAAAGATTTTACTGGTCCTGAAAAAGTTGTTTGTGCCATAATTTTCTCCTGTATAGCGGTTAAGCTTTGTAGTCTCTATACCGTCTGTCTAGCCAGTCTACAAAACTATTAGTCTAGAATATTATTGATTATAAAAGAAAAAGGGGCCTGTGTAAACACAAGCCCCTTTTGTGGAAAGACTTAAATTATTAAGCCGCTCCTGGAGTTCCGAAGATTCCTCTAGGATCAGACCAACCGAAGCTGTATCTTTCTCTAGCTTTGAATCTAACGTTACCAGTATCAAAATCGCCTTCGATAGCTGTTTTGATTGGACTTCTAACAAATTCTTTTAATCCGTTAGGAGCGTCTGTAATGATAAAGAATGCATCTGTATCAGTTAAGAAGTGATTCACTCTGTAACCTTCTGGAATCATTCCCATATTCATCATTGCATTGATATCATTGTCAGATGTAGCAGTTCTAAGTGGAGATTTTAAAACTCTCTCAGCAGTAAATTGTAATTCTTTTGGAATAATCAATTTTCTACCTTGAAGAGCGATTTTTAAACCTCTCTCATCTACAAACCCTGCAATATCAATTAACGATTGTTCTAATGAAGTTTCGTTAAGATCGGCTGCAGTTGCTAAGATGTTCGAAAAAGTCGAACCATTAGCAAGAGGGTGAGAAGCGTTTAATAAAGAAACACCATCACCTCCGTTGTATGAACCACCCGTATCAAATCCATTATTTAATACGTTAGCTGCAATTGTTTGTTTAGTTTGTGACATTGAACGAGCTAAAGCTCTAGTGTATCTAGAAGCTAATCTATCGTACAAGTTATCTTCAATCGCTTCCTCAGTTATAGCAAATGCCAAAGCAATTGTTTGATGAGTGTATCTTGAAGTGTAGGCTTCAGAAGCTTGATCGAACTGCACTCCTGCACCTTCTTGTTTGATAGCAGCACCTGCGAAACCCGTTAACATTACTTCTTCTTCAAACGCTCTGTCTGAAGTTTCAGATGTAAAGATTTCTGTGTGCTCGTTGTCGTATCTGTTGTATTCCAGGCCGAATAGGGCATTCAATCCTGGCTCTAGTTCTTTAACTAGCTGTGAACGTGATATAGCCATGTTTTATTCTCCTATTATAGTCCTGAGGTAGCAGATCTATAGAAGTGATTGTTAATTCTAACAAGCACGTTCGCATTAGATACAGCCACATCGCTGTTAAGTACGTCGCCTGATATATCAATTGCTTGAACTAAAAATGTAGAAGCCGTTCCTGACTCTGACACATCTAATTGTACGCTTGATATACCTGTTTTAGTATTTCCAGTCTCATTAGAGATTGAAAAGTTTTTAAAGATGTCGGCAACTGCAAATACACCATCAGCATTTACTTCAAACACTGTGTCTGGTGCATCAATTACGAAAGCGATAATATCGCTCGCAACTGTTGAACCTGGAAGATAATTCTTCCATGTTGGTTTTTGAGTTGTCGGATCTGTATAAAAACAACCATTAAAAACTCCCACTGCAGGTGTATCTGTATTAGCAACTGCTCTTCCAATAGTTCCAGAATCAAATGGGATAACCACATCACCTTGGTAAATTGAAGTAGAGTTATTGCTTGCTACTCTATATCTGTTTTGGGCGTTAATGAATGGACTACCGTTAAGTTGTCTACTTGGTCTAAGACCAAATTTTTCTGTTACGTTTGCCATTTATTATACTCCGTTTATTTTAATTTAATTTACAGTAGTTGACTTTTGCCAAAAAATTATGACTTACGTCCACCACCAAAAGTTACACGGGACTGCCTTTCAATATTGATAGGCATTCCTGGTCGTTGTTCCTTCATTAGATCGGCATCTATCGCATTAATTCTATCCTGAGTAATTCTTTTAAAATACTCGGAACGACTTTTGACAATCTCTTCAGGTATCCTTGCCAACACAAGGCCGCCAACCCCAATTAACCCAGCATATTTTCCCTCAGCGATTACTGGATAATCATGATCACCTGCAGAATTTTTAATTTCTTCAGATCTCACAAATTCCCAACCTTCTCTGAGTTTTTTAGATACGTTTGCCGTATCCTGAAAACCCTGCGATTCTGTTCTAAT